TCCTCCGGAATGTTTGAATGTTCTTTGAATAGATTATTAAGAAAATCTTAAAATTAATAATTCCCACCTCCCGGACAAAGCCATGGGAACAAATAAGGCAGCAGGGGAAAAAACAGAAGACTGGAAAAAACAGGCTTCTGGGGATGAAAGAAAAATGAAATGGAATCGTAAACTGAAAATGGGTATAAAAAATGGAAGTAATGGGGCTCGAACCCATAGTAAAACCTTTATTTTACAGGGGATTGCGGGCCGCGTGTGATACTTCGTGTGATACATTCTATTTTGAGAGACCGGACACCTTGATAAAGTGCCTGTTGATTTTCTTTGTCTGGCGAACTGTTTCCAAGTCAATGACATCCCTATAAACCGTTTTCATGACATTATCAGTGGCCCATCCGCCGCGTTGGAGAATATATTGGTCAGGGACCCCGATAGCGTGCATGATACTGGCAGCATAATGGCGCAGATCGTGAAATCTGAATTTTGGCAATCCTGTTGATTTGATGGCTCGTTCAAACCGGTGGGTTATCTGGTCTGGAGTAGCCTTCACAATGCGGCCTTCTATACCCCTCATCCTCTCTATCACAAAACCCGGAAATTCTACCTGACGGTAGCTGCCGAAGGTCTTGGGCGGTTTGATATGCCACATCTTGTCAGGCCCCATAACCATACTCTTGTTTACATCAATCACGTTTCCATGTATGTCGTCACTATCCAATGCGCATATTTCTCCTCTGCGCAATGGACCAAAAGCAGCTAGGAAAATGGCTATCTCAAGTTCCTTCCCCTCAACATGTTGTAGCAGGGTCTTTATGTCCTGGTCCGATGGCGTGTACAACGTAGGCCGTTTCTTGGCAGGCAGGGTGGTCTTAATATGAAAATCAGGATGGAACATCTCTAATGTGCCTGATACAAGCCCGTGTGCATTTCTTACGCTCTTGGGGCCTACCTTAGAAGAGATATCACTTATCCATACTTGAAGGGCTGTATTGGTTAGATTATTCAGTTTAATGCGTCCCAATTCATACGGCTTGATGTAATTACGCTGTACAGCCTCATAGCCCCTTATAGTACTGGGAGACAGCACCCCTCTCTTGGCATCTATATAGCGCGTGACGGCTTCATACAGGGTGATGTTCTCCGCAGTCATGCCTGCTTTGCCTGCGGCCCATTGGGCGGCCAGAAACTTGGCCTCCTTCTTCGTAGGGGCTGTGAAAGATTTGTAATGCTTCTTGCCGTCAACGTCTGTATAGTCATATACCTGGATGCGGATATTGCCTGACGGTAATTTGTTTTTAGTTTTTTTCTGCTGTGCCATGGTATCATTCCTCCTTAAAATTGGGTAAAATTAATACGCCCCTTGCCAGGACGCTCCAGGAATGATATAATTTACTTGCTTAGGGTAATTATATCTTCCAGGCGTACCTGGCAAGAGAATCTATGTGAAAAGCTTCTGTGTTACCAGCACAGGGGCTTTTTGCTATTATTAAGCAGACTGTTCTTGACTCAATATTGCTAATGTTTCATTATATTCTTTAGCCACTGGTATACGGGTAAAAATTACAGTATTATTATATTTTTCTTTAACAACAACTTCTATTTCATCAAGTGAAACCCTAAAAAATTCCTTGCGCAGGTTTACCCGATTTACACTCTGTTTTTCAAAGGTTTGGTGGAGAGCTGTCTCCAATGATGGTGCATCATCAGAGAAAATCATTGCGTGTACATCAAATTCAAAGGGAACAGAAGCGCTACCCAACTCCTTAATCCTATCCATAGGCTCCAGCCGCCTTGTCATTCCGATTTTATATACATTTTCTCCAAAAGAGCCAATATTTGAAATTATATATACATAACCTGCACGGGCATTCGCTTCTCTTTCAAGGACAGTGGCTTTATCTGCTTCTAATTGCCTTAGTCTATCTTCCAGTTCTTTAATTTTATCTACGTAAAGCTGTTTTTCAATATCATTTTGTGTTTTTTGCATATAGCTTATTAACTTATTAATTTCATTCGAGCATTGGGCCTGGTCTTTTTCAAGCTTCGCTTTCTGACGCTCAATATCTCTCCGGACTTTTTCTTCCTCAATCATTTGTTCCTTTATGGCCCTTTGCTGTTCGCGTTCCAGCTCCTTTTTTTGTTCATAAGTGTATACAAGATTAAGCTCTTCCAGTTTATATTCCAACAGCTTTTGGGTCATTTGTATGCCGTCAATTGCAAATATTTTGTTTAAGGAATCAAATGATTTTGTGATTTTACTTCGTACAGAATCAATATTTTTAACAGATAGATTCAGCAAAGCGTTATCACATTCGGAGTTGAAACATCTTAGTATTTGCTTCGCGTTATCATTAATTTCTTTCTTTTTACCATCTTTAGATATCAGCAAAATATTAGAGGATTTTATTGCTTCCTGTTCATCGTTTTTTAAAAGAGCTAATTTGTTTTTACAGTCCTCAGATGTTAATCCGTCGTAATCCGAAAAAATATATTGTTTGCAAACAGCCTCTTTTTCAAGCGAAGCTATTTCAGCGTCTAGGGCATCGCATTCATCTTTCTTTTCCTGTATCGTGACATTTAAGTCTGAAATAGTATTAGAAAGAGATAGTTCAGCACTTTTCTTTTTTTCTTCAAGATTAACGATATCGTTATTTAAATTAGCAATATTGTACTCTAAATTATCAATTGTACCATACTTTTTGTTTGTTTTTCTATTTTCAATAATTTGCAAAATGAGCAAAATTATTCCCACAATAGCTGGAACAATGAACATCCAGAAAGCACATAATAAACAAATAAACCATGTCTGAAGATACCATTTCTTTTTCATTAGTATATATCCCCCTTAAAAAGTTTTTATTAAAAAGCCATAGGCTGATTATCAATCATAAGTCGTTCCCGTAAAGCCATTTGTTTTCTGCAAGGCCAAAGCCACGGTCTCCATGCCATCTGCTTATTAATCTCATAAAATCAGAACGTTCATTCAATTCAGAGTAGCCAGCCTCATCCTCTTCAGTATAACACCCCCTGGCCGGTTGGACAATACCTTCCATGAGTGGAATAAGGTTTGGTTCAGGAAAGAAAATATGTTCCAGCTGCAACTCCGGCTCCGTGGGTTTCCTGGTTGCGCCGTAGGAGATACTGCGGAACCACTCTTTGTAGGACATCAAGGCTCTGTTAGATGCCTGATAGGACAGACCAAAAGTATCATGTATCTGGATTGCGTCATGACATTTATATTTGTGAATAAGAATACGTGGTGCTAAAAAATGGCTGGCAAATTCATCAGCTTTGTCCTCATTGTCTGTTTTCAAGAACACATGCCCAAATTCATGTGCTATTGTAAATTGTATCCGTCGCGAATGGGCTTTAGCCTCATAAAACAATGTTCCATCCAAAAGGCAGGCATCTTCGCTAAGGGTTCGACAGGCTATTCTCTTCTTATCACTTAAGTCCGTATATTTCACAGTTCTGAAACCACATTTCCGAACTAATTCGAAGCAGTCTACTGGAAATGAGTCAATGCCAAAAAACGTATATGCGTATAAAATACTGTCATATAGGCTTTGATAATCCATTTGATATTACTCCTCGTTGTCATCATCCGATAATATTATACGAGCGAGTCTCATTTTTTCTTCCTGGGAAAGATTTTTTCTACTTCTGGTGTATACAGTAATTAATCTATCGTAGGGGTGGTCGGTCTGGCTAAATCCTTTTTCCGTATTTACTCCGTACATCTCATCCAAAGATACACCAAAAATTTTACAGATATCATATAGAGTTTCAATATCTGGTGAACTGGCGCCACGTTCCCATGTGGAAACAGTGGTGGTCTTAACCCCGAGCCTTTCTGCAAGCTGACTTTGGGTAAGTCCGATTTTTTTACGGTAATATACTATGTTATTTGAAATGTTTTCTTTAATATCTCCCATTTTTGTATTCCTCCGTACAATAGTAGATTATCACACAAAGTACGGAAAATCAATATAAAAATACGGAAAATCCGAATATGAAGTTAAAAAAAATAAATAAAAGTACTAATATTCCGTAAAAATCAGCTTGACAATACGAATATTCCGTAGTAGTATTTGAGCATACACGAAATAACCGTATAAGGAGGTGAAAAGATGCTAGGTTTAAAAATTAAGGCATATATGGATGCCAGAGGAATCAAGCAAACATTTCTTGCTGATAAGACCAATATGGGATTAACCACTATCAATGCAATTCTTAATGGTAATCGAAAAATCGAAGCAAACGAATATTACGATATTTGCAAAGCTCTTGATAAACCATTGGATTTTTTCTTTCAGGAAGAAAAACAAACACACGTTCGATAAGAAAAATATACCACTATTACGTATGTGTGTCAACTGGGAAAAGGAGGCGAGACGGAATGAAAAAGAGTGCTTACCAGCAAATGGGGGATGAGGTGAAAATCCTAATCAACGAGGCAAAGGTGCGGAACAATCTGAACGATGAGGGATTGGCTAAAAAGATAGGAATTCCACTGCCAACCCTGCGTAACAGAAAATGCAATCCGGGACGGTTCCGGATGGATGACATTTGGTTGATAGAGCAGCTGGCTGGAAGGCCGTTGAGAGGAGGGACAAGCCAATGAGAGCTAAAACATTTGCGGAGCACCGTATCCATCAGTATCTGGAAACGGTTTATCCAGGCCTGGATGGCCACATGGAAACAGTTAACGCACATGAGGCCATAGTGACGGACATTAATGGTGACAAAATCCGTGTAGTGTACGACAGAGGGACGGTGTATGAAATTGAGATGTGATGACGAAAGGGACGAGCATCCCCTAATGACGGCAGCGAGATGGATTATCATAGCAACTTTTTGGATGTTCGGAATGGTGGTTGCAGCAACTGTGGTCATGGCGCTGGCCATGGGCGTGAGGCTGTGAGAGGAGGTGAGGGAAAATGATTAAAGGTGCAAAGAGCATTGCGGAGTACACAATCCGCAAGTGGCTGCAGTCAGAGGGTTTTGAGATGCGCTATTTTAAATTGACCGTACATAACAACGAGGCCATGATTGTGGATAGTGCCGGCGACACGCTGCGGCTGGTATATGACAACGATACCAAGTCTGTCTATGTCAAAGAGTAAGGAGGTGGCAGACGATGATAGAGGATGTGTGCCGGACATGTCGGTACAGGAATAGATGCCCGGAGCGGAGCCGAATGATGCCGTGCCGGTCATACAAAAAATGGACCCCCGACGGGTGGAGCCGTCCGAAGGTCCAATAGCAAGATAATCTAATCACCCTTAGTATAAGGGATTCAGGAGGAAAAATCAATGATAAAAACTGAAAAGAATGTACCCATCGTAGGGATTGAAGCACACGGGGAGAAAGCTGAGACAACGATACGGGGTAAATATAGAGATGTCGTTTCTCTTACAGTTGTTCTTCTTTTAGGCGTTTCAAAAGCGATATCCGGTGATGATATAGGAGACCAGGCTTCGACCCTTCAGGCGTTATACCTTACTGCGCTGAATGAACTGAAAGAAAAGGCAAAATAGTGGGGGGGGGGCACGATTAGACCATGGGACGTGTCATGCTTACCCCGCTCACCCCCGAGGAGCAGCAGTTCGCGGCGGACAACCATGGCTGCTTGCAATGGGCCATCCGGAAACAGTGCCTGGATAGAGAACTGACGGACATAGCAGCGCTTGGATATGTTCATGCGGTCAAGAAGTGGTTCGCGAGGCCTGACCTGCACCAATGGTCGTTCCGGACCATCGTGAACCAGACTATCCGAAGCCATATCTCCAACGAACGCAGTAGGCAGGCGACAAAAATACAGACGATAAGTCTGGATGCGGAAATTCCTGGCACGGACGGTCTGACCTATGGGGACATAATAACGACCGATAATATAAGGTATCAGCGTAGAGAGGAGAAACAGGTGGAAATAAAATTTGATGTCAAAGTCCCGGAAGCGGCAAAGATTAGGGCATCATCAAGCGTAGAAATAGAGGCCCTGCTGGAATTCCTGTCATCCACACACAGGACGATGTGCCTATCCTATCCGGATGTCAAAAAGGCGGCGTCAAAGGCTAGTATTATGCGGAGCTGGAAAAAGAGGAACGCAAGAACAGATTTTAACGTCTATCGATTGGGTGAAACCATTTACATAGAGAAGTTAGCTAAAAACCGTAAAAACAAGGAGGATTAAGACTATGACAATGACAGTAGTATTTGAAGATTATGAGGACATGATGAAATTTGCAAGGAGATTGATGGGGCAGGCTCCTTCCGGCGGTCATACATCCCATACGGCGGAGAGCATACCGGGGGTTACCCCGGAAACCTGTGCTTCGGCACCTGTGCAGCAGGACCCCGTCACCCCACCGGCACAACAGCCGGTCTACACAGCGCCCGCGCAGCCGGTCTACACGGCACCCGTACAGCAGGCACCTGTCACCCCACCCGCGCAGCCGGTCCCAACAACGGCACCCAGTTACACGCTGGATGACCTGACAAGGGCAGCTATCCCGCTCATGGACTCAGGCAAGCAGCCGGAATTGCTCCAGCTTATCCGGAGCTTCGGGGTGGAGGCGCTGCCGTCCCTGCAGCCGGAACAGTATGGTGCGTTCGCAACCGCGCTCCGGGGAATGGGGGCGCAGATATGATGGGGGGACACGCAGAGAGGGCCCACGCACTCCTGAGTGCTTCCGGTGCCTATCAGTGGATGGCTTGCACCCCCAGTGCCAGGCTCCAAGAGCAATTCCCGGACAACCCCTCAGGGACGGCTGCGGCGGAAGGGACATTGGCCCACGAGCTGGCGGAACTTAAAGTAAGGAATTACTTCTACACGGTTGATTTTGGAAAACGGAAGCTGACCAGCGCCATCAACAAGCTGAAGAAAGAAGAACTATGGGATGACGAGATGATGGGCTACACGGATGATTACCTGGACTATATCAAGTCTGTGGCCATGAAGTATCCTTCCAGCCCTTATGTGGCAATTGAAAAACAGGTGGACCTCAGTACATACGTACCGGAGGGATTTGGGACGGCGGACTGCATTCTGATAGGGGGAAACATCCTGCACGTCATTGACTTCAAGTATGGGAAGAGCCCAGACGGCCGCGTGAAGGCGGAGTGGAATCCCCAAATGCTGTTGTACGCTTTAGGCGCCTATGAAGCATACCGTCTGCTGTACAAGGTCGGGACCGTGAAGCTGTCCATTGTACAGCCAAGACTTACAGATGGCATATCCGAGTGGGAATGTACCCTGGATGAGATGCTGCAGTTCGGAGAGTATGTCAAGGAACGGGCGGCGCTGGCCATAAAGGGCGAAGGCGAGTTTGCCCCAGCGCCAAAGACTTGTAAGTACTGCAGGGCCAGAGGAAGGTGCGAGGCCCGCGCGGAGAAGAACGTGGAACTGGCCTTCCTGGTGGAGGCGGATCCGAAACTCCTCACAAATGAGGAGCTGGGCCGGTATCTGCTTAAGGGCAGGGACGTGGCCAAGTGGCTCAGTGACGCCCAGGATGTTGCCTTGTCGGAGTGTCTGGCCGGTAAGGAGGTACCGGGCTGGAAGGCCGTGGAGGGACGCGGCTCCAGGGACTGGACCGACATGGATGCGGCATTTAGTGCCCTTACGTCAAACGGTATATCAGAAACCATCCTATGGGAGCGTAAACCGCTCTCGCTGACCCAGGTGGAGAAGGTGGTAGGTAAGAAGGATTTTCAGGAGCTTGTAGGCGAATTGGTCATCAAGAAGCCAGGGAAGCCGGCATTAGTAGAAGAAACAGATAATCGACCAGCAATCACAAATAAAGTAAGCGCCGCGGAGGCGTTTGGGGAGGAAAATTGATTATGGATGAGGCTAAGATAAGCCCGCCACGTAGCCGTACACTGGGCGAGCTCAGAAGATTTGAATTAAAAACGGATGACCCTCAGGACATCGAAGAACTTGACCGGGTCATCGAAGAAAGGAAACTTTCCAGAAGGGATTTGGGGGTCATACTTTTATATCTTGGCGTTCGACCTGGATTTGGTCCGGAATGTTTTGGTATATGGAAGCATAATAGCCCAGGACATCCTTAAGGTGTTCGGTTGGGATATTCTTATATATCGCTACCACTACCCTGGGTGAGACTGTCCATACATACAGGACACAATGTCTGCGGCCCGTACCAGAAACCTCAAATTCGTAGTTCCCGAATTTCCTGTGGATGCAGTCCTCACCATCAAACCCCTGGATATCATACGGTTCGCCAAGAGTTTGTAGAAGCTTATCAATTTGTCTCATAAAAACGCCTCCTTTTCTTTTGATTATACATCTGGAGAATGGAGGTCACAACTTAAATTAATGAAAGGAAGAATAACATGAATGAATTAACGAACGTAACAACTGGAGAAGTAAGGCTGTCCTATGTGCACCTGTTTAAACCCTACGCTTATCAGCCAGGACAGGAGGAGAAGTACCAGGTGACTGTGCTGGTGCCGAAGACAGACACGGACACCATGGGGAGGATTAACGCGGCCATTGAGGCCGCGAAGCAGCGGGGCATCAGCGAAAAGTGGAACGGACAGTGCCCGCCAATTGTCCCAGTGCCGGTCTATGACGGGGATGGCGTGAGGCCATCCGATGGCATGGCCTTTGGGCCTGAGTGCAAGGGCCATTGGGTGTTCACGGCCAGCGCCAAGGCAGATTATCCGCCTGAGATAGTTGATAAGATGGGGAACCCCATCATCAACCAGTCGGAGGTGTACAGCGGCATGTATGGTCGCGTGAACGTATCCTTCTATCCCTACGCATTCGGTGGGAAGAAGGGCATCGGGTGCGGGCTGGGACCTGTCCAGAAACTCAGGGACGGGGAGTCACTGGGAGGCAGCGCACCAAGTGCCGCACAGGCATTTGGTACGCCTGCTCCACAGGCAGCCACGCCGCAGTATGGGGCAGCCATGCCGGCAACTCCAGGAGCAGCAGGTTATGCTCCGCAGCCACAGTACGGGCAGCCAGCGGGATATGCCTCCCCACAGCCGTCAGCCGTCAACCCAATCACGGGGATGCCATATTAATGAGCACAAGAGGGGCCCTGCGGCCCCTCAACCTGACAGGAGGTAAGACGGATGGCGAAACATCATCTCAGCATAGACATAGAGACACGCAGCAGCGTGGATATCAGCAAGGCCGGGGCTTACAAATACGCTCAGTCCCCGGATTTTAAAATCCTCCTGTTTGCGTACCAGTGGGACGACGGGCCGGTGGAGGTCATAGACCTTACGGCAGATGAATCATTCCCACCAGAGATATGGGAAGATGCCTTGAGGGACCCCAATGTAATTAAGCATGCTTATAACGCGGCGTTCGAATGGTACTGCCTGAACCGCGCCGGTTACGAGACACCGATCCAGCAGTGGCGCTGCACCATGGCCCACGGCCTGTACTGCGGATACACCGCCGGCCTGGATGCAACGGGAAGGGCCATTGGGCTGCCGCAGGACAAGCAGAAGCTTGCGGCTGGCAAGACACTGATACGGTATTTCTGTGTACCCTGCAAGCCAACCAGGACCAATGGGGGGCGGACATGGAACCAGCCGTGGCATGATGCAGACAAATGGGCACTGTTTAAGGAATACTGCAAACAGGATGTGGTCACGGAGCATGAGATACTGAAGCGGCTGGACCTGTTCCCGATGCCGGAGGAGGAGGAACGCCTGTGGCAGATGGACGTCCTCATGAATGCCTATGGTGTGCGTGTTGACACGGGGCTGATTGAGGGGGCGCTGTACATAGACGGCATCAGCACCCAGAAGCTGACGGACGAGGCCATCGGCCTGACCGGGCTGCAGAACCCGAACAGCCAGCAGCAGCTCCTCAAGTGGCTCAGGGATAACGGCACGGAAGCCGAAAACCTTAAAAAGGATACAGTGACGGACCTACTTAAGGACCAGCCGACGGAGAAGATACAGCGCGTGCTGGAGATACGCCAGCAGCTAGGGAAGACGTCCGTCAAGAAGTATACGGCCATGGACATCCAGAAGGGCGAGGGGGACCGCATCCGAGGTCTTACACAGTATTACGGGGGTAACCGTACAGGGCGTTGGGCCGGGCGCCTGACACAGATGCAGAACCTGCCACGGAACTACCTCAGTACCCTGGAACATGCCCGGAAGCTGGTGAAGGCTAAGAACTATGAAGGCGTCCGTCTACTGTATGGAAACGTGCCTGACACGCTCTCACAGCTCATCCGGACGGCCTTCATACCCTCGGAGGGGCGGAAGTTCGTGGTGGCTGATTTCTCGGCCATAGAGGCCCGCGTGATTGCCTGGCTGGCCGGAGAGCAGTGGGTGAACGAGGTGTTCGCTTCCCACGGGAAGATTTATGAGGCAGCCGCCTCCCAGATGTTCGGGATACCGTTTGAGCGTATCGTGAAGGGAAATCCGGAGTATGAGTACCGGGCAAAGGGAAAGGTCGCCACACTGGCCCTGGGGTATCAGGGAGGAACGGCGGCACTGGTCCGGATGCATGCCCTGGAGAACGGCCTGACGGAGGAGGAACTGCCTGAAATCGTGCAGAGATGGAGGCAGGCAAATCCACGGATTAAGGACCTATGGTATAAAGTGGAGAATGCAGCGGTTGCTGCGATGCAGACAGCGCAGCCGCAGGGCATCAACGGGCTTGTATTCGCGTTGGAAGGGGATCTCATTTACGGCCAGTCTTTTCTTACAATCCGCCTACCCAGCGGGAGGAAGCTGTATTATGCCAGGCCATTTCTACGGGAGTGTGAGGACCCCTATGGCCGTGTGAAGCCGACGCTTCACTATTACGGGGTCAGCCAGGCGTCAAAAAAATGGACCGTTGACCATACATACGGAGGCAGGTTAGTTGAGAATATTGTCCAGGCCATCGCCAGGGACTGCCTGGCTGTGATACTGGAACGGATTGCGGCCAGAGGCCTGCAGGTGGTGTTCCACGTGCATGACGAGGTTATCATCGACGCGCCCATGGAAACGACAGTGGACGAAATATGCGGCCTGATGGCCGAACCGATACCCTGGGCGTCGGGGCTGGTGCTTAAAGGCGCGGGGTTTGAAAATGACTACTACATGAAGGACTAGGAGGGAACAGGGTGCAGAATAACAGGGTGCTGCATATAAGCACAGCAGGAAGCCGTAAGGCAGTACAGTGGCCGGGAAGCACCATCATGTGGTCCGAGTTTACAGAAAAGCTCAGCACTCCGGTAAGGGGCGACGAGACACTGGAGCAGTACCTTACTTTTCCGAAAGCGCAGCAGGATGAACTTAAGGACATAGGCGGATTCGTAGGCGGTACTCTTCGGGAAAACCGCAGAAAGCAGGACCATGTGGAGGGCAGGGACCTGCTCACACTGGACCTGGACAATATTCCCGCGGGGCAGACGGACGATATCCTGAGGCGCGTGGGAGGGCTGGGGTGCGCCGCGGCCGTGTACAGCACCCGGAAACACAGTGGGTATGCCCCGAGGCTGCGTGTCATCGTACCGGTGGACAGGACAGCAACGGCGGACGAGTATGAGCCAGCAGCAAGAAAACTGGCATCCCTTTTGGGAATTGAATTTTGCGACCCGACTACGTTTGAGCCTCACAGGCTCATGTACTGGCCAAGCTGCTGCAGCGACAGTCAATACGTATATCAGGTATATGACAAGCCGTTCTGCAGCCTGGACGGGCTGCTGGGGATGTATGGGGACTGGAAGGACATCACCCAGTGGCCCCAGGTGCCAGGAGCGGAGGCAATGGAGCGGCGCAGGCTGGCCAAGCAGGAGGACCCCACGACAAAACGGGGTATCATAGGCGCATTCTGCCGGACATACGGCATCGTGGAGGCAATGGAGCGATTCATCCCGGGGATGTATGATGAGACGGCTACAACGGGACGCTACACCTACACCGGAGGCGAGACAACCGGCGGCGCCATCGTATATGATGGCGGCCTGTTCCTGTACTCCCATCACTCCCACGACCCCTGCTGCGGCCAGCTGGTCAACGCGTTCGACCTGGTCCGGCTGCACATGTACGGCGATAAGGATGCCGCAGCCAAAGACGGAACACCAGTCAACAAGCTGCCCTCCTTCGTGGCCATGAGTAAGCTTGCACTAGCTGACAAGGCGGTGGCTGACCGGATGGCACGGGAGAAACATGAGGAGGCTGTGACAGCGTTCGCCGCTGCTGAAGGAACCACGGGGCCGGATTCTGGAAGACTGGACTGGCTGGGAGAGCTGGCGGTGGACGGAAACGGGAATTACAAAAAGACCGTGAACAACATCATCCTGGTGCTGCAGAATGACCCCCTGCTGAAAGGCAGGATTGTCACAGATGAATTCGCAGGCAGGGGGCTGGTCTTAGGCGCGGTGCCATGGAACAGGGAGACTGAGAAACGGTTGTGGACAGATACGGACATTTCCGGCTTCTACTGGTATATGGAGACCTATTACGGCATCACGGCCCGGAACAACATGACGGACGCCCTGGCCATTGTGGGCGAGCAGAACAAGATTAATGAGGTCAAGCAGTACCTTCAGGGCCTTACATGGGACGGTGTAAAACGGGTGGATACCCTGTTGCGCGTTTATCTGGGAGCCGACGACACGCCTTATACAAGGGCAGTCATGCGTAAATCTTTGTGCGCGGCTGTGGCCAGGGCGATCGTGGGCGGCGTAAAGTACGATAACATGCCCATCATTACGGGGCCGCAGGGGATAGGCAAGAGTACGTTTCTGGCCAATCTGGGAAAAGCATGGTTTTCAGACAGCCTTACGTCATTTGAGGGCAAGGACGCCGCGGAGCTGATACAGGGAACCTGGATTAATGAGGTGGGGGAGCTTACGGCCTTTACGAAACAGGAGACGTCCGCCATCAAACAGTTTTTAAGCAAGTGCTATGACATCTACAGGGCGGCCTACGGCAGGCAGACGGAGAAGCACCCAAGGTGTTGTGTGTTCTTCGGGACCAGTAACGACAATGAGTTTCTGAAAGACGCGACCGGGAACCGCCGGTTCTGGCCGGTGGATGTGGGCCTGCATCCGGCACAGAAATCCATCTGGACCGATATGCCGCAGGAGGTGGACCAGATATGGGCCGAAGCATATATGTACTGGGCCATGGGGGAGCCGCTGTATCTGTCTAAAGAGATAGAGGCCATGGCCATGGAGCAGCAGGAGAACCACAGGGAGCTGTCAGGGAAAGAGGGGGTTATTCAGGACTTCCTGGAGAAACCAATACCGTCAAACTGGGACCAACTGACCATCGGTCAGCGGAGACAGTTTTTAAATGGATTCCTCCAGCATGATGAGAGCGTGGAGCTCGTTAAGAGAAATAAAGTGTGCGCAGTAGAGATTTGGGAGGAATGTTATGGAGGTGAAAAGAGGTACATGAAGCGCAGTGACAGCACTGAAATCAACAATATCCTGCTAAGTACCAAAGGATGGAAGAGGATAAAAACTCCTAGAAGATTTGGACCCTATGGAAACCAAAAAGGATTTGAGCGCATGGCTACTTAATGTAGTAGTTTGAAAATAGTCAGAAAGTAGCTGGTAGTCATGCAGTAAGTAGTCAGTAGTCAATATAGTAGCCAGATAACGTAGACAAGAAAAGTATTGAAAATACAAGGTTTTCTAGTATCTAACTACTATGACTACCAATTATCTATATAAGTATAAAAATAGATAGAATAGATATACACACATAACACCTAACACACCTGATATATACACAATACGCGATATAGGAGGATGTTTGTAGCATGGAGGCTATTGATTGCAGGGACTGGCTGGAAAATTTATTAAAAGATAGGGAGTGTCATTTGTGTGATGACGTAAGGGAGGCGGCGAAAAAGCAAGGTTTTAAAAGGTCAGAATTGAAAGCCGCCCGGAAAGAACTGGGGGTTAAAACATTCCACCAATTTGATGAGGACGGCCCTACGCCAAACCACTTTTGGTATTTGGAGGTATGACAATGTTGGAAAGAGATATTGAGAAGGTCCTGGTGAGGGAGGTAAGGAAATTGGGAGGCCGGGCCTATAAGTGGATAAGTCCTGGCAACGATGGGGTGCCAGACCGGATTGTGGTATTCCCGAACAGGCCGCCGGTGTTCGTGGAGCTAAAGGCTGAGAATGGGAAGCTGAGCGCTTTGCAGAAGGTACAGATAAAACGCCTCCAGGACATGGGGCAGGACGTAAGGGTACTGAGAGGAATCCAGGAGGTGGGGCAGTTCCTGGAGGACTGCGGATTGAAGTTATGGCAGTTCGAGAAAGAGGTCCAGTCCGATGGAAAATAAGCACAAAAGGAGGTGATGCCCTATGATATTTAAGCCACATGCCTATCAGCAGCACTGTATTAATCAAATCATTGAGATTAAAAAGCTAGGCCTGTTCTTAGATATGGGTTGAGGGCCTTGGCAAGACGGTCACCACACTGACGGCCATTAAGGAGCTTAAGTATAACCGTTTCCAGGTACGCCGGGTGCTGGTGATAGCCCCCAAGAAGGTGGCAGAAGGAACCTGGACAAGGGAGGCCGCCAAGTGGGATCACACAAAAATGCTGCGGGTATCCCCGGTACTGGGAAGCCAGACAAAGCGGATCAAAGCACTGAACACGCCGGCAGACATCTACATCACCAACCGAGAGAACGTGGTGTGGCTGGTGGATTATTACCGGAACGCATGGCCCTTTGACATGGTGGTGGTGGATGAGAGCAGCAGTTTTAAGAGCCACAGCGCTAAACGCTTCAAAGCTTTGGCCAGCGTAGGAGAGCGCATCGAAAGGATGGTGGAGCTGACAGGCACCCCGTCCCCCAATGGTCTGGATGACCTGTGGGCCCAGGTATTCCTGCTGGACGGCGGTGAGCGCCTGGGAAAGCGGTACACCCACTTCAGGGAACGGTATTTCCAACCGGACAAGCGCGGAGCAGACGGCATGGTGTACAGCTACGAGGCTAAGCCTGGGAGCGAGGAAGGCATCCTGGAGAAGATATCCGACATCTGCATCAGCATGAAGGCTGAGGATTACCTGCAGCTTCCGGACATCACGTACCATGAGGTACCGGTGGAGCTGGACGCAAGGGCCCTTAAAGCCTACTGTGAGCTGGAACGCGAGATGGTCCTGCAGCTGCCGGAGGACGGGGAGGACATCAGCGTAACCAGTGCGGCGGCCCTGAGTAATAAGCTGCTGCAGCTGGCCAACGGGGCCATTTACGACGAGGACAGGCAGGTCCATGAGGTTCACGGCTGCAAATTGGAGGCGTTTACGGAGTTGATAGAATCCCTTCAGGGGAAGCCGGCACTGGTGTTCTATAACTACCAGCACGACAGGACAAGAATCCTTAAGGCCCTGGAGAAAACAGGATTGAGGGTGAGGGAGCTTAAGACACCGCAGGACGAGGATGACTGGAACGCCAGGAGAATTGACATCCTGCTGACCCATCCGGCCAGCAGCGCCTACGGCCTGAACCTGCAGCAGGGCGGGAACCACGTCATCTGGTTCGGCCTTACATGGAACTATGAGTTATACACCCAGGCCAATAAGCGCCTGCACCGCCAGGGGCAGACAGAGAAAGTGATTATTCACCATCTGGTGTGCAGCGGAACGCGCGATGAGGATGTAATGCAGGCCCTGCAGCGCAAGGATGACGTGCAGAACTGGGTGATGGAGAGCCTTAAGGCGAGGATAAGGAGGATAAAGGATGGTAATTAGATTCTGCATTCCTAATGGGTGGATGGAGATAGACCTGGATACATTCCTCCCCGGTGCGGGAAAGAGCCAGATACGTAAAATGCTTAAGTAGCTTAGCCATTCCTGGCCGAATGAGGAGCAGGTGCGGGAAATACGTGAATGGCTTGAGGAACAGATCCGGAGGGAGAAAAACGAGGCGGCGAGAGGAAGTAAGGCATCTTGTAAGCTGGTGGAAAAGCATATCTGTGTCTTAGGTTACGTGGATAAGATGTTACCGTAAATCGAAATTTGAAGGAGGAATGGAATTGTCACTAATTAAGGCATTGGTGGTAAGCATGGCAATATCCGCAGTCTGGTATGGCATGGAGTGGATGCAGTACCAAGAACTACAATGGGATAGGAAGTGCGATAATGTGGTTTGGGCATTGTATCTGGTGGTATTATGGTGGCTGTTTGCACACCAGAATTAGCATTTAGCTGCCGAAGGGAGTGAAATAAAACGGAAATTAGACCTATAACATTTAAGCAAGCCAGTGACTTTATTAACCACTTTCACCGCCATCACAAGGCCACGGTCGGCCATAAGTTTTCGGTGGGGTTATATGAGGGTGAACAACTTATTGGTTGTGCTGTATGCGGTCGTCCAGTGAGCCGATTCCTGGATGATGGCCTGACCTGCGAAATCAACAGATTATGTACAGATGGTACATACAATGCGTGCAGCATGTTATATGGAGCGTGCTGTCGGATTGCAAAGGATATGGGATACCGAAAAATCATTACCTATATTTTGCAGAGTGAGCCAGGAACCAGTTTAAAGGCCAGCGGTTTTATTTGTGACGGAGAAGCTGGTGGAACGCACTGGACAGGAGAGCGAAACCGAGGGCAAAGCATACCAGCCGAAATGAAAACACGGTGGTATCGCTTGCTTGCCTAAATTAGCATTTTCGATACGAAGGAGGTACCTGATTGAGAAAGAAAGCAGACAGTAAGCAGGCCAAGGCCAACAAGGTCCTGCGGGCATCAGCTGTAGCGGCTTTGGCAGAGTCAGCCGTCCGGGAACCGCCGCCGGATACATGGTCCGTCAGGATGCCGGCTTATGCATATACACAGGCCTGCCCGGTTCCGGGACTGCGCAGGCTGCCGAAGGGAGTGATACGGTATTATGAGACAGTGTTACATAGACAACGGGCATCACGGGTGTGATGGCCAGCGCAACAACAAGGGCAGGATACGGTACGGGTGCTGGGCGTGTCCGCATCTGGATGCGGGAGGAGGTGATGCCGGTGGACAAGGAGGTGCTGATACAGTATTGCGAGATGAAAGAGGAAATAAAGGACATAAGGCGGAGGATTCAGAAACTGGACAGGTTCTTGGAGGAACCGCATCAGGTATCTGATACGGTGAAGGGTACAAGACGGGACGGCACGATAGGAAGTATTAAGGTCACAGGATACCCAGTGCCAGAGTATTACCGGAAGCAGCGGCTGAGAGAGCGGTACAGGCAGCTTCTGGAGCGTAAGGAGGCGGAACTGCTGGAGCTGACCTGCCAGGCGGAGGAATATATACAGAGCATACCAAAGAGTGAGGTGCGGACCATGTTCCGTCTGTATTACATAGATGGCCTGCCTTGGTGGAAGGTGGCACAGGCCATGAACCGGATGTTTCCTAAGAGGCGGGTTAAGTTTACGGAGGACAGCTGTTGGCAGCGAAATAAAAGATTTTTTGAGGAAAATTGAAAATGTCGGTTCATGTTGGGATGAAAAGTGCTAATATGCTATCATGCGGAAGCCAGAGGGCGGAAGCATCCTCCCCACAGATAACGGTCGCCAGGTGTTACAGCCTGGCAGCTGACTAGAAGCTGACGTTCTCCTGCCTCTTCATAGCTTCGCAAATCGGATAGAGAGCAGCTCCCAGTTGATACCATACTGATGCAAGGTATCCGTAAGCCAACCGCGGCGTGAGTTGGAACATACCGGTGACGAGCCGGTATTGATGCGAGGTAGAGCAGTCTGGCAGCTCGCCGGGCCCATAACCCGGAGGTCGCAGGTTCAAATCCTGCCCCCGCTATTCAGACAGATACATTTGACATTGTAAATTCCTTTCTGGGACTCCAGGCTATTATAGGTCTGGGGTTCTTTTCTTTGACTGACGCAAGGAGGTGAGCACGGATGGGAAGACCATTGAAGATTAAATCCCCAGAAGAAATGGAGCAGTTTTGGGAAGCGTACAAACAGGAATGTGATAACCAGGAAGTGCTTACCCATGACTTTAGTTCAAAGAACAGTGAATTTGTGTCAGCCAAACTTAAGCGGAGCATTACCTACACCATTGAGGGATTCTGTGTATATCTTGGGATTGCAAGGTCGAAATTTTATGAGACTTATGCGAAAAGGAAGAGGTATGGGGACATCGTCACGCGCATACGAGAGGAGTGCGAAGCTGATGCTAGGAAGAAATTTGAGCTACAGATAATCCCGTCGCAGCTGGCGGGGCTGTGGATGAGCAAATATGGCTATACGACGAAGGTAGAAAATAATTTGTCCGGTGGGCTTAACACCGAAAAGACCAAGCTTGACGACCTGCTCCAGCAGATGCGTGGTGGTGGGTAATGAGCGCGGGTAGATTACTGCTGTCGGATAAGTACAAGGCGTTCCTGCGCTGTGATGCCCCGGTGGAGTTCCTGGAGGGTACCACGGCGGCCGGCAAGACCACGGTGGGGTTATTCAAATTCATGCTAAAGGTAGCGGAATCGCCCAAAAAGCTGCACATCCTGGCTGCGGATGACACCGGCGCCGCCGAGAAGAACATCATCCAGAAGGACCTGGGCATCCTGGATGACTTCGGCGTGCTGGTGGAGTACAAAGGCAACGGCGGCGGTGGATATAACATGCCTCACATCCTATTCCACACATCCGGCGGCGATAAGATAATCTTTGTTGTCGGCTACGGCAACAAGCGCAAGTGGAAGGATGCACTGGGCGGCCAGTACGGATGCTTGTACATTGATGAGATTAACACGGCAGACATTGAGTTTGTGCGTGAGGCCGCCATGAGAAGCGATTACCTGATGGCCACGCTCAACCCGGATGACCCGGGCCTGGATGTGTATAAGGAGTATATCAACTGTTCCAGGCCACTGCCTGAGTGGGAAGATGAAACACCAAAAGAGATAATGGATGAATTACAGGAGGAACCAAAACCAGGTTGGGTGCATTGGTTCTTTTCTTTTGCCCATAATCTGGGCCTGTCCAAGGAGAAGTTGGACCAGATCATGACCAACACGCCGAAGGGCACAAAGATCTGGAAAAACAAGATCCAGGGCTTGAGAGGCAAGGCAACCGGCCTGATCTTCAGCAACTTCGAGCGGTCTAAGCATGTCATCACAGTCAAGCAGGCCAAGGCACTGAAATTCAAAAAGTTCACTGCCGCCCTGGACACATCCTACTCCTCTAAGTCCCCAGATACCATAGCTATGATATTCCAGGGCATCACGGAGGACAGAAAGCTTGTTACCCTGGCTGAGAAGGTCTACAACAACGCCAAACTGGATGTCCCACTGGCCCCCAGTGACACAGCAGTCAAGTTCGTGGCCTTTCTGGAGCAGTGCCGCAAGGACTGGGGGTTTGCCAAGGATGTGTATATAGACAATGCGGACCAGGCGACCATCACGGAGCTACGCAAATACAAGCGGCTTAAGGGCTGTCTGTATAACTTCTGGGATGCGTACAAGCAGCTGGGAATCATCGACCGTATCAACCTGCAGCTGGGCTGGATACAGCAGGGGTGTTACCTAGTAGTAGATACCTGTGCGGAGCATCTGTCCGAGTTGGACCGGTACTCCTGGGATGACGAGAAGGACAAGCCGGAGGACAGGAACGACCATACCATTAATGCCAATCAGTATGCCTGGATACCATACCGGAACCTGATTGGATTCGAGGAGGCTGAGAAGAAATGAGGTGGCTGAACAACATGAGTGAGACTATCAAGCGGGGCATCCGCAGCTGGCTGAATGTGGTACCGGCCAGCGGGAACTGCATCCAGATTAACGAGGTCCTGGACTTCGAGACCAATGCCATCCGAAATCGCATCTGGTACCGTGGTGATGGTAACGAGCTGGAGCAGATGTATCAGCAGGCTCCAGAGTACGCTGACAGATACAAGTTCTGGGCCAGCAGGTGTACACCGGGTATGGAGATGCGCAAGATACATACCGGCCTGCCCGGGCTGATTATCCGTATCCTGTCAGGCATTGTCCTGGATGACATGATTGATTTTGATTTTGCAGGTAACGACCAGCAGCGGCAGCTGTGGGAGGACATTGCAAAGGATAATAAGTTCACTCGTAAGCTGGAGAAGGCCTTGAAGGAGGTCCTGTACATCGGGGACGGCGCCTTCAAGGTCACGGTTGACACGACCGTCAGTGAGTATCCAATCCTGGAGTGGTATCCAGGGGAGCGGGTTGAGATTGTCCGAAACCGGGACCGGGTGAAGGAAGTTGTTTTCAAGACCCCCTACAAATCCGGGTATCAGCAGTATGTCCTGTATGAGCATTATGGATACGGCTATATACGTAACGAGTTGTATAAGGGTGACACGTCGGTACCCCTTAATGCCATCGATGCCACAAAGGGAATAAAAGATACGAAGTTTGATGATACAGTCATGCTGGCCGTACCCTTGCAAGTCTATGAATCCACCAAATACGAGGGACGCGGTGGCAGCATCTTTGACGGTAAGCTGGACAGTTTTGATGCCTTTGACGAGGCCTGGTCCCAGTGGATGGATGCGCTGCGTGCTGGTCGGGCCAAGACGTACATACCGGACTGCCTGGTGCCACACGACGCGGAGACAGGGAAGGTCATCCGGCCGAACCCATTTGACGACCGATATTTTGCTTCTGATAATGATATGTCAGAGAATGCAGATAACAAGGTCAATGTGGTGCAGCCAACTATCCCCCACGATAGTTATCTGGCGTCCTATTGTACAGCTTTGGACCTGTGCCTGCAGGGCGTTATCAGCCCATCCACTCTGGGGATTGATGTCAAGAAGCTGGACAACGCCGAAGCGCAGCGCGAAAAGGAAAAAGCTACCCTGTACACCCGGAATGCTATTGTGGAGGCTCTGCAGGAGACTCTTCCGGAGCTGGTCAGCGCGGCAATCAACGCCTGCAATATCCTTCATGGTAAGGGGGTGGAGGAGGTCAAAGTGGATATCCCCTTCGGTGAGTATGCAAACCCATCCTTTGAGAGCCAGGTGGAGACCCTGGCCAAGGCTCGGCCTGGTGCCCCCATGATGAGTATTGAGGCCCAGGTAGAGGAGTTGTATGGGGATACCAAGGACGAGAAGTGGAAGCAGGAGGAAATTGCCAGGCTGAAAGCGGAGCAGGGCATTGCGGAAGTGGAGGAACCCGGGATTAGTACGTCTGCCGGCGGCTTCCAACTGAACACGAAGGGAGGAAAGCCAGGTGAAGGTCAAGGTAATGAACCGCCTGTACCAGATGAACCAGAAGGAGTACCAGGGGCTGCTGCAGGTGGCAAAGGAACAGGTGCCATTGGGAATCTACGCAATTGAGAAACAGGGGTATGCGGAGCTGCGCTGTGATAAGTGCAGCAGCGTGACCCAGCTTAAGGACCTGACCAGACAGTTCAAGGCGCAGGGATTCAGGGTACATGCCAACAAAGGTGGCCAACTGATGGAGGGTGGAGCTGATGGAGCGGAAGGGGCGCTGATGAGTGCGACATAATGAGTATGATATAGGTGCTGCCTTCCAGGCCATAGAGGATGAGCTTATAAAGTCTATGATACGGAACATGGACCGCCATCGCGCCGAGGAGACTAAGGAGGGTATTGAGTGGTCCATGTGGCAGGCAGAGCAGCTTAAGGCCCTGGAAAAGTATAAGAGGGATAACCGAAAACGGTATGGAAAGCAGTTTCAGAATCTCAACAAGGAAATAGGTGAGCTGATACGGATATCCAGGCAAAAAGGTAACATGCAGCAGGAAATCCAGATACTGAACGCCATTCGCAAAGGATTTCCAGCCAGGAAAATCAGCAAAGGTGCCACCGCCGAGTTTTTTAAACTGAATGACCGGAAGCTGGAAGCATTGATCGAGGCCACTACCCACGACATGGAAGCGGCGGAGACGGCTGTCCTGCGTAAAGCTAATGATGATTATCGTAAGGCAATCTTCAATGCCCAGGTTTATGCCAATACCGGTGCAGGAACCTACGAGAAGGCAGTGGACATGGCTACCAGGGACATGCTCTCACGGGGCCTTAACTGTGTAGAGTATGCCAATGGTGCCCGTCATACCCTGGCAGATTATGCTGACATGGCCATCCGGACGGCATCCAAGCGGGCGTATCTGCAAGGAGAAGGAGAGAAGCGGCAGGAATGGGGGATTACTACCGTGATTGTCAACAAGCGCGGGAACCCGTGTCCGAAGTGCCTGCCATTTGTTGGCAAGGTCCTGATTGATGATGTGTGGTCAGGTGGAAAGAAGTCCGATGGTCCGTATCCACTCATGAGTAAGGCCATCGTGGCCGGCCTGTATCATCCCAGATGCAAGGACAGCCACACAACATACTTCCCTGGAATCTCCACTGCGGACGATACCTGGACCAAGGAGGAACTGGAGGCGGTCGGTCAGGCCAATAAGCAGGAGGCCGAGCAGCAATATGCGTCACGGCAGGTGGAGAAGTATGGGAGGCTGGCCAAGTATTCTTTGGATCCGGAAAACAGAAAAAACTATAAAATCAAGGCTGCATCATGGTCAAATGCTACGCAATCTGGTATAATAAAAGAAAGGGCATTTAAGAACCTTGTTATTGATAGGCTTCCGCGATTAGAAGATATTCAGGATAATACTACACGGAAGAAGTTTGCAGAAACGTTAATCAGCTGTTTAGGGATTGATGGGGATGTGAAGGTAAGCCTGAAAAAGATTAGTGCCAGAGGACAATGTCTGTTTTACGTAGATGGGGATACGTGTAATTATTTTGAATATACCCTCCAATCCAATGACGACCGTTCCAAGCCATATAAAATAAAAACGGCATTTCATGAGGCGTTCCATCTATCGTTAAAAGGGCATAAATGGGATGCGGTGAAAAACGGAAAAATAAATGAAAAATGGCGTATAATTGAGGAGTCACTGACAGAGGCATCGGCGCATTACGCCATGAAGCTATATGGTGTGGAGGAGAACCTGGCCCCGTCTTACGCGGATTTACTGATTCATACCCTTCCAAGAATGAGGAGGCTGGACAAGTTCAAGGGATGTTCGAACCTGGAGGATTTTGGAAAAATTGCATGGAAGGACAGACTGCTGGGTAACAGTGGGAAATGGGAGGATTTATATGATCAGGTTTTTTCGGTCAAGTTTGACGAGTCAAAATACTATAAACAATATTTTGGCTATATAGAAAAGCACAAAGATGAGTTGTTTGATAAGTTTTTTGAAAACGCACCTGGACTTACGAAATACCGCCCGGCCATGGAGCAGGACTTGAGGAATTCTATGGATGCGTTTAGGAATGGAAAAAGTTTTTCCAACTTAAGCAGGAACGAAAAGACAGTATTTTCGGACATTTTAGTTAATGCTATGCAGAAGGAGGGGATTAAATAATGATATATATTCCGGATGAATGGATAAAAAACCCTGATAATAAGGAGCAGGTCCATCAACTATTTGATACTTGTTTTCCAGGCGATATCCTTACGGCCGAAGATGTGGAAAGACAAAAGGAATTCCCGCAAAAGTTAAGAGAATTAGGAGAAACAGGAATATTAGAAAGGTTCGAAAACGGAGAGATAACCACCAGTCAATAAGGCCGGTGGTATTTTATTTGTTGCGATATCGCAACGGAAAGGAGCATAAATGAAGTACAGGAAAAAACCAGTGGTAATTGAGGCATTCCAGTGGACGGGAGGGCCGGAGCAGGAGGATGACCCTGAGTGGATTATCGAGGCAGTCAGGAATGGAAGTGCCTGGTTTGAAAACGAGGGAACCCCAGAAGTGAAATTCATGATTCGGACACTGGAAGGGGTACACGAAGCCAATATCGGGGATTACATTATCCGTGGTATAGCTGGGGAGATATATCCATGTAAGCCGGATATCTTTATTGCAACTTACGAGCCGGCAGTGACGAAAGTTTCCATGAATGTTACGGCACATCTGGATGAAGATGAAATCAAACATGAAACGGACGGGTTATAATTTGCGATAAGCACGCGGGATTATCCTGGGTGCTATTTTTACGCCCAAACACGAGCATGGCTTTAAACGGCTGCGTGGCCAGTGACACTGATGACAATGGATGAAACGAAAATCACAGGGTGACACCCTTAAAATGGAGGTATGGATTATGAAACGTATGAACTTACAGTTATTTGCTGAGCCCACGGGTGGAGCGGGAGGAACTGAGCCGCCAGCAGGAGGTCAGAACCAGCAGCAGACACAGACCCAAACGGGACAGCAGGCATCCCTTGCAATTGATTACGCCAAAATCCAGCAGATGCTGGAGGGAACCCTGGCAGCTAAGGAGGACACGGCCCTGAAAGCCTACTTCAAGCAGCAGGGACTCAGCCAGGAAGAAGTAGAGCAGGCGATTGCTGCATTCAAGCAGCAGAAGGCGGCATCGCAACCAGATGTGGCTGCGTTACAGCAGCAGGCCACCCAAGCCCAGGCCCTCGCCCAACAGGCACAGATGCAGGCTGCGGCAACCATGGCAGCGGTATCCCTGGGAATTGACGCCAAGACAATCCCTTATGTCCTCAAGATGGCTGATTTAGGTCAGGTCATGGGACAGGATGGGAAAATCAATGATGAGGCACTTAAGGCAGCCCTGAACAAGGTGCTGGAGGACGTGCCGGCACTAAAACCCCAGGCACCAGGATCCACCGGATTCATCCAGGTGGGCGCAGCCAGCGGGCAGCAACAGACCCAGACAACAGATGACGCCCTTAAAAAGGCGTTCGGACTCTAAAGAAAGAGAGGATTAAGAAATGGCAGTATATGATTATGCAACAACCTTCACCCAGCTCCTGCAGCAGAAATATGCAAAGGAGTTGTGCTCTGATGCACTGACACAGAGTAACCAGCAGGTGAAATTCATTAACGCCCAGACCATCAAGCTTCCGAGGATGGCAGTGACCGGATACAAAGACCATACCCGGACACCAGGCTTTAACTCAGGAACGCTCAGTAATGACTGGGAGGCAAAGAAACTGGAACACGACAGGGATGTTGAGTTCTGGATTGACCCCATGGACATTGACGAAACAAACCTGACCTTATCCGTGGCAAACATACAGAACACTTTTGAGACCGAACAGGCCATTCCGGAAAAAGATTCCTACCGTTATTCCAAGCTTCATGCAGAATTGACCGCTTATTCTGGCCGTATCAGTACTGATGTCATCACGGCATCCAACTTCCTGGAAGCTTTTGATGAGGAAATGGCGAGAATGGATGAGGCTGGCGTCCCGGAAGAAGGGAGAATGCTGTATGTCACCCCAACCATGAATAAGATTGTGAAGGAGGCGGAAGGACTCCAGAGGGTCATGACCGTAACGTCCCCGTCCACAATCAATCGTAAGGTACATAGCCTGGATGATGTGACCATTAAGATGGTGCCTGCGGCCAGGATGAAGACTAAGTATGACTTCACTACAGGATGCGTGGCTGCCTCTGATGCGAAGCAGATTAACTGGATTCTGATTCATGCCTCTTGTGTGGTATGCCGGGATAAATACAGCTATATCAAGCTGTTTACCCCAGGAACAGATTCAAGGACGGCAGATGGGTATTTGTATCAGAACCGTTGTTACGGAGACCTGTTCCTTCTTGAAAAGAAGGTTGATGGGTGTGCCATGAATGTGGAAGCGGCCGGAGCGTAAGGAGGTAGCATGAGAGCAGTTAAGGGAAATAAAGAGTACACCATTGATGAAAGCCAACAGAAGTCCTATCAGGACGCTGGCTTTGATATTGTGGGCGATGATGGCCAGGTGACCGCATATGGACGCGGAAAGACAATACCTTATGATGAACACATGAAGGCAGTGAAAGAGATTGAGCGCCTTCAGGACCTAGCGGCTGAAAGGAATGCCGAAAATGTAGCGTTGAGGGAGGAACTTGCTTCACTCCGGGCCGCAAAGCAGGAACCGGCAAAGAAAGCGGAGAGTAAAAAGGCAGGTGAGTAATATGCCCTATGAACCCTATGTCACATATGAATATTACTGTGATGTATACAAGGGGACCGTAATCCCCATGGATGAGCTGGACAGGGCCCTTAATCAGGCCAGTCGCCACGTTGATTCCTTGACCTACAACCGGATTGTAGGCCGGGGATTTTCTAATCTGACGGCCTTCCAGCAGGAAACCATACAGGAAGTGGTCTGCCAGCAGGCGGACTTTGAGTATGAGAACGCGGACGAGATTAATACCATCCTGCAGGGCTACAGCATCAACGGTGTATCCGCACAGTTCGGTAGCAGCTGGAACGTATTTACAGACAAGGGTGTAGCCATGAAGCGCGATGTGTACGCTCTGCTGTCCCAGACGGGCCTATGCTGCCGGTTAGCGAGGTGAGGCTATGAAATACCCATGTTTAGTGCCAAAACGGCTATGCAGGACGGATATACACGTCCATCTGGAATCAGAGGATACAGACAACCGCGGCCATCCAGAGAAGGTAGTGGACTTGGACCTAAAATGTAACTTCCAGGACCGGGCCAAGACCATTCTGACCACAGAAAAGAAGCTGGTGCAGATAACCGGTACGGCCCTGTTCCCCGGGGACATTGCCCCAGACTTCCCAACCTTAAGCGGGGGTACCGTAACTGTATTTGGAGAAGAGCGGAGGATTGAACAGGGGATGAAAGCCAGGAACCCGGATGGGACAGTGAACTATTGCCAACTGGAGGTGGTCTGATGAAGGTTACATCAACTGTGAAAATGAACTTCCCGCGGATTAAACAACTTACACAGGCGGCGGTGATAGCTTTGGAGCAGACAGCTGAGAATTTACATACAGAGATAGTACAATCTCAAGTAGTACCGCGGGATACAGGGGCGCTACAAGGAGAAAAAGGATTTTTTGTAGATTATTCTGAAACTCAGAATGGAAAAGTATCTCTTGTACATGAAGGGCCATATGCCCGCCGACTTTATTATCATCCAGAGTACAATTTCCGAATGGACGAAAACCCAAACGCCAAGGGACACTGGTTTGAGGACTGGGAGGCCGGAGGCCGTAAAGCTGAATTCGCTCCAAAAGTGTTTAAACAAATTTATAAGAAAGTAGGTGGTGTATGATGCTGACACTGGACGACATCCGGGGATATATAGGAAGCCTTGGGATTGTAGATGATAGGAATGCCTATATCGGGAAGTTGAACAACAAGAAAGACCATTCCATAGGCGTGTATCACCGGCAGGGCAGCGGTCCTCCTGTGATGGCGCTGGGTGGCCATGATTACAGCAGCTATGATGTCCGGCGTATATCACTGCTGGTCCATTGGGACAAGGATGTGCAGGCATCAGAGCGGGCTGCCTATGCACTATATGAGAAACTTAAAAACGTATCCAGCTTATCCATAGGGGATACACCCATCAATTGCATCATCCTCCAGGTCCCGGAACCGGTGGATGTGGGGACGGATGATAAGGGTGTCTACGAATATGTGATATGGCTGGAATTTGTATATCAGAGAAAGTGAGGTATAAGAGATGACAGATGCAGCAAAGGGAAAAGTGTATCCCGTGCATAACAATGTGTTTAAGTTTGGCACTGCGGGCCTTGAGAGTACAGATGAACAGATGGTGATGCCAGCCGATCTGGAGAACTTTGCACCATCCATAGACGGTACCGTTGAGGAGTGGTATTCCATGGATGCTGCCGGATGGGCCAAGGCTGCCATGACCGGTAAGAAACTTGGGTTCAGCTTCAAGGGAAAACGGTCGGTTGGGGACCCGGGGAATGATTATATTGCCGGCCTGGCGTGGAAGTTTGGACAGGACGTGATGACCAAGTTTGAGTGGACCATGGTCAGCGGAGCAAAGCTGGCCTGTGACGTAGTCGTTAATGTGACGACGCCCGGAGGTGGTGACACGACAAATATTGACGGTCTGGAGTTTGAGGTGACGGGTTATGGTAAGCCAACTTTCACTCCAGCGCAATCATCAACAGTATAAGGAGGGTTGGACAATGGCGAGAAAAGTAGATATCACGGATAAGCTGAGTTTTGAGGGAAACCCATCCCTTGTCATAAAGGGTGAGGTGCTGGAGGTCAATGCAGATGCCCCGACCATGCTTAAGGTCATGGGGCTGATGTCGGCGAATGACCCTGGTGCACAGGAAATCCTGGAGGCCTACGACATGATGTTCCCAGAAAAATCCAAGAAAGAGATAGAGAGGATGAAACTGGGATTCAATGACCTGATTATTGTAGTCCAGGAAGCCGTCCAGCTTATTTCCGGTACGGAGGAACCTGCCGGGGGAGAGCGGTGACCCGTACTACGATATGTTTGAGGACTGGGACCTGATAGTCTCCAGCTTTTTGTCGCAGTACGGGTTAAGAATCAGGACGAAAGAATTTGAAACAGTCTCCTGGGACGAGTTCAGGGCATTGATTGCCGGCCTGTCCCCGGAGACTGCCTTGGGACGGGTGGTGGCCATCCGGTCAGAGACGGATAAGGACATTATCAAGCATTATACAAAGGACCAGCGCCGGATATATGATGACTACCGTAACCGGGAAATGAAAGAAATGGATGAGAAAACCTTCGAGAAGGAAATGGCCAACCTGGAGAAGATGTTCGCAGCCATGTGTGGATAGGAGGTGGTACCGTGGCTGACAGCGTAGGCCAGATTGGCCTTGACCTTGTGGTCAACCAGAATCAATTCAAGCAGCAGATGGCGGGCATCCAGGGGCTGGCCAAAAAGGCAGGTGCCGCCCTGGCGGCGGCATTTGCGGTAAAAAAAATCATAGACTTCGGTGCACAATGCATTGAATTGGGTTCCGACCTTGCGGAAGTCCAGAATGTGGTGGATGTCACATTCCCACGGATGTCCAAACAGGTGGATGACTTTGCTAAGAATGCTATAACCTCCTTCGGCCTGTCCGAGACCATGGCCAAGAAGTTTACCGGAACGTTTGGGGCAATGGCCAAGGCTTTTGGCTTTGGTGAACAGGCAGCCTATGAGATGTCCACGACCTTGACTGGCCTGGCCGGTGATGTGGCATCCTTCTACAACATCAGCCAGGACGAGGCCTACACCAAATTAAAATCTGTATTTACGGGTGAGACGGAGACCCTTAAGGACCTGGGCATCGTCATGACCCAGAGCGCCCTGGACAGTTACGCCCTGGCGAACGGCTATGGCAAGGTAACGGCCAAGATGTCTGAGGCTGAGAAGGTGGCCCTGCGGTATAAGTTTGTGCAGGACCAGCTGTCACTGGCATCCGGGGACTTCATACGGACGGCTGACGGCTGGGCAAACCAGGTTAGGGTCCTTAAGCTCCAATTTGACAGCCTTAAAGCCACAATCGGTCAGGGTCTTATAAATGTGCTGACACCGGTCATACAGGTAATCAACCGCATCATCAGTAAGCTGATGAGCCTGGCCAATGCATTCAAGGCATTCACGGAGATGGTGACCGGTAAGAAGGGCGGGGGAGGCGCATCCGCGGCCACGGCTGGTATGGAAGCGATGGCCCAGTCTGCTGATAAAGCAGGGGCAGCTGCAGGAGGAGCAGGCAGCGCAGCCAAGAAGGCAGCCAAGGACATGAAGAGTGCCACGACAGGGATTGATGAGCTCAATATCATTAATCCTGATACGGATTCCGGCGGGGGAGGTTCCGGAGGCGGTACGGATGGTGGATACTCTGCGGATGAGTTCGACATGGGCGAACTTGATACATCGGCCGTGGATGAGATGGACAGCAAATACGCGGGGCTGATTGAAAAGGCCAATGAACTTAAGAACCTGTTCATGGCAGGGTTCAAGGTTGGATTCGGTGATACCAGCGTCCTGGACAGCATGAGGGAGTCCATCCAGAGCATCAAGGACAGCCTGACGGATATCTTCACATCCCCAGAGGTAGAACAGGCCGCCACCAGGTTCACTAACATCCTGGCCATCAACCTGGGCAAGATTGCGGGCTCCATGGCGAGCATCGGGGCATCCATAGCGGATAATTTATTGGGTGGAATTAGCCTGTTCCTGCAGCAGAACAGCGAACGGATTAGAGACTACATTGTGTCCATGCTCAATATCGGTTCTAGGATTGCTGAGATAAGCGGGAATTTTTCCAAAGCACTTGCAACGGCATTTTCATCCCTCAGGAGTAACAGCGCGAAGCAGATTACAGCAGATATTATCGGAATATTTTCCGAGGCCTTCATGGGGGCCATGGAATTGGCTGGGACATTTGCGGCGGATGTGCTGGACACTATTACAGCCCCGTTCATAAAAAATGCGGATTATATCAGGACAACCCTGGAGGATACATTCAGCGCGGTTGAACCTATCTTTTCTACAATCAAAGATTTGGTTGCGGAAACTTTTGAAAAGATTGGCGCAACATATGATGAGCATGTGGCGCCAATGCTGGCAACCTTCAAACAGGGGTTCACGGAAATCGGAACCCTGTTGCTTGATGTCTATAACACATATTTCCTTCCAGTATTGCAGAACCTATCCACACGATTTGTGGAATTCAAAGACCAGTACCTCAGTCCATTAATTGATAAATTTATGGAATTTGGCGGAAAAGTGGCTGATGCGGTCACCAAATTGTGGACAGGGGTCATACAGCCATTCATCGAATGGTTTATTACAAATGTAGCGCCAGTTATAGCTTCATGTTTGCAGAGCGCCATTGATACATTCTTCGGATTCTGGGAATCCGTTTCCGGCATCATAGAGGGATTGCTCACGGCGCTAGGTGGTGTGATTGACTTCATTGTTGGCGTGTTCACAGGTGACTGGAGCCTTGCTTGGGAAGGAATCAAGGAGATATTCTCCGGTATCTGGGAGGCATTGAAGGAGCTTGTATCTGGTGCCGTAACATTCATTCAAAACGTTGTTAACATGGCTTGGACTGCCATATCCGGGGCAACCAGTACCATCTGGAACGGAATTAAGGCACTCTTGAATACTCTTTGGAATTGGCTTAAGTCCTTGGCCAATGCATTATTTAATGCCATTAAGACATCCATCAGCACAGCCTGGGAGAATGTCAAGAGTAAGACATCAGAAATATGGGAATCCATTAAGGAATTCGTTTTAAACTTATGGGATACCATTAAAACAACTGTAGACGAGAAGTTCACGGCTATGAAAGACGCGATTACAGGCGTATGGGATACGGTGAGAACCAAGACAAAAGAAACCTGGGACGGTATCTGGGCAGATATAAAGGGCATTATCAACATGATTATTGATGGTGTGGAGAACATGGCCAACAGGGTTATTGATGCGATTAATGCCATGATAGACGCCGTAAATGAGGTGGCGGATAAGATACCGGGAATCGGCGCCGATTTTATCCCGAATATACCGAACATCCATCTTCCACGGTTGGCCCAAGGCGGTTTCGTCCGGGCCAACACCCCGCAGCTGGCCATGATTGGTGATAACCGGCACTATGGTGAGATTGTGGCGCCTGAAGATAAGATGCAGGAAATGGTGGACCGGGCGGTGGCTTTAGCGTCCCAAACAAGCAGTAATGGCATGAGTGAGCAGTATCTTTCCGTCATGGCAGACCTGTTACAGCGTATCATTGACCTGATAGAACAGATGGATTTAACGGTCAACATAGATATCCGGGAAATTAAAAAGAAACTTGTTGAACTGGATAAGCGTAACGGATACACGCTGCGCACAACGTAAGGAGGTGGCCGGAGTGCCTATTTATATTAATGGACATGAATATCCAAACTATGACCGGGGGCCTGGCTTAACCATTGCTACGAACGTGAACCAGGGCAAGAATGCCCTGGGGGAATTCGTAGGGCAGCGCGTGGGCCGTGACCAGGATAAGATTGACGGCCTGCAGTGGTCCTATCTGGATGCGGCGACCTGGAGCAGTATCCTTAAAGAGTTTGAGGAGTTTGTGGTGACGGTCAAGTTTCCGGACATGAAAAACAACTGCTGGAAGACGGAGCGGATGTATCCGGGGAACCGGACGGCCAAGATAGACGAGATAGGTCCGGATGGGCTGCCCACCATGTATAAAGACTGTAAGGTGAATCTGATAGACTGCGGGGTGATGGAGTAGTGCAGGCGGCAAGCAATGAATATAAGGACATGATGCGCAGGAAGTGGAGGAACCCACTGTCTCATCTGCGTGTCACCATCGGCCTGATTAACCAACAGGCCCAGGCATCCGCCTACATACCTGAGCCGGATGTGTATACTTATTATTCCGACCTAGTGAAGCCCATGGATAACTACAAGGTACAGGAGCTGTATGCAACCTGTGACCAGGATTATACCACGGTGGATGGCAGTATGTACTTCCTTCCCAGGGATGCAGCAGACGTGGTGCTCAACCAGGGAATCGTGACGGATGGCCTTCAGGGGGAAATTGAAATCCGGTTTCCCGTTCAATATGACATTAAGGGGCTGACGGTCGAGTTTGGCAAGGCGTATCCGGTGGATTTCAGTATCATATCAGATGGCAATACCGTAGAAATAACCGGGAATGCCAGCGGGCATTATGTAACGGAGGAGATATTTCCGGCTGCAACCTTCCTCCGTTTTGTGCCGTCTGTCATGGCCAATGGACAGAGCAGACTGCGCATTAACCAAATAACGATGGGCATAGGCATCTATTTTGACAGCAAAAAAATACTGTCCGCAACCAAAAAAGAACATATCAGTCCTATATCGGAGGAGTTGCCAACCATAGATTTTTCCGTAACGGTGGATAATAAGGACCGGGCCTATGATGTGGAGAATGAAGAAAGTACAGTGAACTTCTTGGAAATTGGTCAGAGTATCGAGGCGCTTTACGGCCAGGCCATGGATGATGGAACGATTGAGTGGATACCGGGAACGTCACTTGCACTGAAATCATGGTCAGCTGATGATACGGAGATGGACTTCCAGGCATCAGACCGTTTTGATGGGATGGACGGCACATATTACCGTGGCCGGTATCATCCGGACGGTATGAGCCTGTATGACATGGCTGTGGATGTCCTTGCGGATGCCCAGGTGGATTACCGGGACTACTGGATAGATCCATATCTTAAGGACGTTCTGGTGGTTAATCCGATGCCGGTGGTAGCGCATAAGGAAGCCCTGCAGCTGATTGCTAATGCCGGCAGGTGTATCCTGTACCAGGACCGGACCGGCAGGATAATCCTTAAGTCCAGTTTTGTACCGGATATGGAGGCGGCGTCTGATAACGAGACATACTTTTCCCATGCGTCAGCCATACTTGACCACGCGGAAAAGGAAGCGTATGCCCTGCCTGGTCAGGATTACACAGGCACATCCGGCGCACAGTATTTCCTTCCCAGGCAGACGACCAATGGAGCCACATATCTCAATACGGGCTATGTGTCTGAGGCCGTCGCCGAGGAAGACGGGCTGTTTACGGACAATCCCACAGTGGAAATAACTACGGAGGCGGCATACAAGTGTTTTGGACTAACCCTGGAATTTGGTCGCAACTGGCCGGATACAGTTATCTTCCATGCCTACTACAATAACGCGGCTATGGAAGATTATACAGTCCCTGGATTGACACAGACTTACGTTGTCAGCCATGAGTTCCCAGAGTTTGACCGGTTGGTGCTGGAATTTTCCAAGGGATGTCCCAACAACCGTGTAGCGCTGGACAATATAATCTTCGGTGACAGCACTGATTATGTCCTGGAATATGGTGTGGAGCTGACCAAGACACCAAAGGGCACGCAGCTGGCCAAGGTTAGGGAACTGCAGGTCGTACGCACCATATACAATCTCAGTACAGAGGATGCAAAGGAGCTGGCGAGGGAGACCATAAGTGTAACCGCTTTAGACAACCGATATACGTTTTATTTTTCTAATCCATCCTATGATTTAAAGACATACGTCCCGGTTTATGTGGAGGCAACCAATATGGTTCAGAACGGGTCTTTTGATACCGGCGTGACCGGATGGCTCAACGCACAGTATGACGCAGCCAGAAAATGCACATACGTTGTCTCGGAAGATGGAAACGCAGTCCACATAGTACAAACTGTGCAGATGATATCCGGACATAAATATTACTTGCGGGGGAATTTCATGCGGGAGGAATCACCCGGTGAGTATTCGGGAAATGATGAATGCGATTTGGTCAGGGCGATTGCCAATAGAGAATCATTTAATATTAATCTACGTCCAGAGGCTATTGCACCAGATGGAGTGTGGCATACCAAATCAGCCATTGACACGGTTGAGACAACAGGAGAGTGGGACCTAAGGATTTATACCTATGGAAACAAAAGGCTTTATATAGATTCACTTCTTTTGGTAGATTTGACAGCAGCTTGGGGAATCGGGAATGAACCGGATATAGAGTGGTGTGATAAGTTCATCGGCTATTTCACTGGTATTGCAAGTATCCCGAAATATGGGTGTGAGATTGTAGATAGTAGTGCCTATTACGCAACGGTGGAGCTTACAGGAATCACAGGGCCGACAGAGGTGGTCGTGACAGGCAGGGATTATGTTACTACCCAGTCCAAGGTAAGCAGACAGCTAAATCCTACCGGCAGCCTGGAGGCGTGGAATAATCCGCTTGTGTCCGACACGGTCCATGCCGCGAACCTGGCGGATTGGATTGGGGACTACATGAAATCAGACCGGGAATATGATCTGTCATACCGGGGAGAGCCACGGATTGATGCCAACGACATAGCATTCCTGGAAAATAAGTATGTGCCTGACCTGCTGATACGGGTAACGGACCATACCCTGAAATTTAATGGCGGGCTTAGCGGTACCATCAAGGCAAGGAGGGACATGAGTTATGTGGCAACAGCCAAAAACAGACTGGCAGGCCAGTGATTATTTTAATATTGGTGACTACAACCGCATCAAGGGCAACATCAATGAGATACGGACCCAGGCGCTTACTCTGTGGCCGGACTTTAAGTTTGAGGAGATGGGAGAGGATAAGACCTATCAGGATTATGGGTTTTATGCCGATGAAATTAACCGCTTTGAGGCCAATATAGACCATGTCTGCGTAGGGACATTCCCCTTCGATGTAGGAGAAAGGCAGTTTTATCATGACAACGGCCCATTCATCGACTGGCAAGAGCTGAACCGTATTGAATCCGCCTGCCTGAAGATATACAGGAACATATTAGGAAGGGCCGAAGGAATCAGACGCCTGGCTTTCACGCTTAATGGAGGTGCATTTGAATAATGAGTTTAAAAACAGATTATAGGGATGATATGTATGAGGGTTCCAGACGATGGAGGTTGACCCAGAACGAGGATGGCACCTATAACATATCAGATGTCACTGCCTATACACAAAAAGGCGACAGTTTTGGTCAGAATGACATTAACGCTACGAATAGGGCAGTGAATGCCCTGAGGAATGACAAACGAATTACCATCCCTGCATTCACACAATCCGCTGCGCCATACACAGCAGACATAAAAGTGCAACATCTTAAGACAAC